TTTATATCTTCAAATTCTTTATGGCCGATTTCTTTGGCTAATTCTCCATACAGTTTAATTTTACGAAGCATAACGCAACCTCTTTCCTGTACATTTTAACAACCAAGGGTTGTATGGTTCTTTACAAGATAGTCTATCTCTAAAATGATGTAAAACATCACCATCTAAAAAAATCGCCACATGATTCAAACCAGTTCCGCCAACCGACATAAACAATAAATCATTATTCTCTAATTTTTCCTCATTTCTTAATTCACGAAATCCTGTTCGCCATGCGCAGCGATCAAACATCGGTTCAGCTTCAAATTCTTCAGGGGTCATCGGTCTTTCCCAGTCACGCAATTCAATATTTAATTTTTCTTTGTAATATCTGCGAACTAATGACCAGCAATCAGAAATCCCCCAAACCCACGGCTGACCAATTATTTCTGGTTTATATCCTGTCGGTTCATAAAACCCCCATTGTTCAGTTTTAGGGTTGACGATATGCCAAGGCAAATTTGATTGCTCACAACTTATTTTATCCGCTTCTGAAGCTACAGGCGGTGTTATCGGGTGTGAATGAATAATTGCAATTATTTCTCCAAGTGAATCTGCCGCAACATAATCTTCGGGGTTTATTAAGAAGCATTGATTCGATGTAATTGCTAAATTTTGACAAGGATAATATTTTTCTTTTCCGCGAATATTTAATAAAAGGCCGCAAGATTCTTTAGGGTCTTGTTCCTTGGCGTGAACAAGTGCCTGATCTTTCCAAGTCATCCTGTAATTAATCCAATACTAGGAAATTCTGTTCTTGTACATTGACGTTTTGGCGCTCGGACTCCCGCCATATCAAATTTTGCTGCAAGTTCAAAACTAACAACTGTTCTGTTTTCTGCTGATTTTCTATCTATCTCATAAATTTCTTGTTTACTTTCTGCTGTTGGGTCTGGAGTACCAAAAGGATTGACTTGTATTGTATTTGTAAAAGCTGTTGAAGATGTTGTAGCAGGGTCAGTCATTATAATGGCCGCACCCATAGCATTACCATGAATCGTACAATAATATCTTAAATCATTTGGTGCAGAAGGATAAGCTGGTTGATATGTTACTGTTGCCCCTGCATTTCCAGCAGTTCCAGAAACAGTTGTTGTTTGCGCTCCTCCAGCATCAGATTTGATTGCAAAAGGGTGTCCACTATTTGAACTATCAGATTGATCAAAAATATATGTTGAATTACGTTTCATAGTAATTACAAGGTTATTTGTGCCATTTATTTCAAAGACATTAGTTCCACCATCGTCTACAACTTTGACTATATATGTAATTGTTTCAGTATCATTTGGATCTGGTGTAACTGTTGTGACTGAAGTTTTTTGTTGTGGAAAATTTGCATGATCCAAAAATTTTGCTTTTGTTCTTATTCTTGTAACAATTGCACCTGTTAAGTCATTACCTGTTGTCAATTCATTAACTTGAAGCAATATTGCAGAAAGTGTTCCTAAAGCATTTGAAAATGTAAGTGTCGGGCGCGGAAGTTGACCTTTACCATATGCAAACCCTTCAGCCTGAACAGGAAATTTTGTGTAAGTGTTACCTTGCCAGATTATGTCGCCATTATCTTTTAAACTTGTCCCAGAATGAAAACGATACACTGTTGTTGCGCCGTGTAATGCATTGTTGAGAGTCAAAGTAAAAAGTTCAATAGTCGCTGACGGATTAACTTTTTGTAACTCACTAACAATTTTATCTGTACTCATGGTTCAAACACCTGTCGAAATGTAGCGCTTATTGACGCTCTATCATTAAAAGGAATAGATTTTGACCAAGTTTCGCAGACAAATTGTTTTGCACCTGAAAGAGTAATTGACACGTTACCGCTATTTGTTGCGCTTGCCGCCGCTGTAACTGTAAAAGTATTACTGTCAGCACTTGTTACAACAACAAAAACACCATCAACCGCTGAGCCAGAAGTAAAATCAATAGTTAATTCATCACCAACAGCAACGCCGTGTGAAGTGATGCTGATAGTAACAGTTGTCCCGCTTTGGGAATATGTACCTGTTTTTGTAAAGCCTTCGCCGGGCGGTGTAAACGTAAAACTTTCTTGATCGTTTGCGCGGCTATCAAGAAAAGCTTCAACAACATCCGCATCTGTTTCACTAAGTTCAAAATTTAAGTTGTAAATTTTAGGATTTTGATTTCTAGCCAACCCAAAGAATATTCTCTGTTCAAATCCATCAGCGAAGCGAACTGTGCGAACAGCAGGGGCGGACTTTTTTGAAAATCCTGAATATGTCGGGGTGACGCTTGGAAAGGTTGCCATTTATGCTAATAAACCTCCCGGCCTTTTTTGCTTTATTAATTCTGATTGTATCGCCGAAGCAAGAGCAACGCCAAGTTCTTTCCCGCGATTTTCGCTCGCATCTGATTGCATACCGCCCGCATCTACGCTCACATTTATATTATTAACAACCCCACCACTTCCGCCGATCTTGTTATTTGGTGTAACTGTGCCGCTACGTTTTGGTGTGAAAATCTCCGGCCCTCGCTCCCCGACTAAATAGCTACGCCCTGCGGATGCCGACCCACCATTTGCAAGACCCGGCAAATTTTTAAATAATCCAATTCCTGTGCTTTTTAACAACGTATTTACGCCAAGCCTTAACAAAGAAGATGCAAGATCATTCACAATCGCTCTCGCCGCTTCTCCTAAACTTCTAGTTCCTTGTATAGCGTCAACCAATGCGTCAGAAATACCTGTTGCGATACTATCGCCTATTTCTCTAAATATTTCAGCTTGTCTTTTTGCCGCTTCATTAATTCCTTCAGTTGCCGTTTTTTGTTTATTTAATTCGTGATTTTGTTTTGCCAAAGAAACAAGTCTTGCTTCTTCTTCGCCATCAAATTGTTTTCTAATTTCTGCTATTTGTTGTTCTAGATCAAATTCTTTTTTCTTTTCTTCGCCTTTTATCTGATCTCTCAAAACTGATTTTGTAAGTTCTGCGTTTTGTTTTTTAAGAACATCAAGCTGATTATTAAATTCTCTTGTTAAATCTCGGTTTTCTGCGGCGTCAAGACTTAATTTAAGTTGATCAACTTTTTCATTTGCTTTATCTAGTTCTCTATTTATTCTAAGTTCTGACGCTTTTCCTGTTCTACCTTTGCCGACATTTTGTAATTCAGTTTCAAGCGCTGTAATTTTTTCTGTTGTTAATTTTATTTGTTCGTTAATATCTGCGGCGCTTCCTTCTTCAAGTAATTTATTAAAATCTTTTTGCTGATTATTTGCTTTCAATAATGCCGCAGCCAAGAATCCAAGACCAATAACAACAAGACCAATCCCAGTTTTTGCAAGTGCAATTTTAAATGCAGTTGCGGCGGCTGTTGCCTTTACAAATCCTCCCGCAGCTAAGAAAGTCATTGTTGTCGTTGTTGCTAAAGTTCCATTTGCAGCGGCAGCAGCAATCGACATTGTTGCCAAAGTAGCTTTTAATGCCGTGACTTGTGCAATAAGTATTGGTGCTACAACTGAAACTCCTTTTATAGCCAAACCTATCCCAATAAATATTCCTGTTACTTGACCAAGTTCACTATCTGTAAATCTGATTATTGCTTCAACAAGTGCCGTTGCTCCTTTTGTTACCTTTAAAACGACAGGCAATAATTTATCGCCGAGTGTTAATTGCAATTCTAAAACAGCATTATTAAATGCTTTAAATACTTCTGCGGGCGAAGCATCCATAATTGCGCCAATTTTATCTGCGCCTTCTTCCGCTGATTTTGCCAACGCCCTTAAAACAACATCAGAAGTCAATAAACCTTTGGATGCAAAATCTTTTAACTTACCCGCAGCAATTCCAGTTTCGTCTGAGATCGCTTTTAATAGTTGCGGAACCTGTTCGGCAATACTTCTAAATTCATCCCCTTGTAGACGCCCAGAACCTAAGCCCTGCGCTAATTGAGTAAACGCCGCGCTTGCTTCTGTTGCATTTAATCCCGCTAATTTTGCAATTGTATTAAAACCGATAAAAGTAGTTTCAATATCTTTTAAAGAAACGCCCAAAGGTCTTAATCTTGCAAATATATCTGTAACGCCTTTTGTTGCTTCAACAATTGATAAGTTAAATCTATCTTGCGCCTTTCTTACTAAATCTTGCGCCTTTTCAAATTCACCAAATTCAGACGTCAAAACTTTCATTCTTAGCTGTAAAGCCTGAAAATCTGAAGCCGCGCTTACAGCTTGTTTTGCAACAACCCCGACAGCGATTCCCGCAAATGCCGCTTTTAGTCTTCCTAATTGATTTTGTAACCCTGTCGATTGAGCCTGTACGCCCTTTAATGCTCTAGTGGCCTGACTAGCATCAACTGTAAGTTTTACATTAGCCTGTGCCACAAATAAAAAAAGCCTTTATTATATATTACCTTCTATTTGCCTTTTGACGATTTAATTCTTTTTTTTCTCTTTCATTCTTAACTTCATAATATCCAGCCCAATATATTAATTCTTCTTCTGTTATTAAAGAACGTAATTCTTGAATAGTTTTACCTAATTCTGTCGCGAGAAAAAATTCAAAGTTTATCCAATTATCTCGCCTTATTATTTTTTTGCTGTATCAACATTTAATTGAATATCAAACATAAAAAGTTCGATTTCGTTTAAAACATTTTCGGGAAGTTCTCTTTGTAGGTTCGGCGCGTCTGCGGGTGCAAATGCTTTTGATCCGTCTTCATTCTCTGCATTTTTACAAAGAAGATAAGTTGATATTGTCAAAGCATCGTCTGTCCCTGCGGCTGACTGTGCGCGAACTCGATCATCCCTTGTCAAAGGTTTAAAATATAGATTAGCTTTTACAACGCCGTTTG